ATATTGATGCCGGTATTAAGGGTTTGTTCTCCCAATGACTCCAGTCCCGTAGCGCCTTGTAGGTACGCTTGGTACGGACTCAAAGCACCCACCTGGCCTTGATAGCCTTGAGTAATCAAGTTTCCACCAGTGCCGAGCAAACCAGCGCCAAAGAGTGCGCGTTGCTGGCCTGCTTGATCTGCCTGCGCTGCCAGTGCAGCATCCTGCTGCGCCATTGCGTTGTAATACGCCTCCATCTCTGGAGTGGTAGCACCAAGGCCAGCCGCACCGCTAGGACGCGCACCAGTTGCGCCAACACTCAAACCGCCACGGCCTTGCTGGAACAAAGTATTCTGCAACTGCGCCATTGAACGCTCTCGGCTCGGAGCAAGCAAATCTTGCTGTGATGCCATGTATTGTTGCGCGGCCTGCTGTGGCGATTGAGCCAGGTACTGCTGACCAAGATTAAATAGACCTTGGCCTCCCTGCATCAATGGCGCAAACTGCTGTTGCGCTCCCTCTGCCTGCGTTAGCCCTTGACCAGCCAACCCCATTAAACGATTTTGCATCGCCAGCGTTTCTGGCGACAAGGTGTATCCAGCCCCGCTAACACGCCCATCTGGGCCTATGGTGAACTGTGACGATCCAAACCTATTCGTTACACCAACAGGCCGAAAACGGGCTTCTTCAACTGCTAATCTGCCAGTTTCTCGCAGTGCATCGGCCTGCGTATTAGCAGCACTTTTACTTGATTCACCCTGTAGATACCCACCCAATAAACTAGCACCAGCAGCAATCCAAGGCATATTATTCCCCTTTAATCAAAACTTCATCTATCTTTGACGGGTCTTTTTCGTCAGTATGATGAATGCAATACCAAACAACATCGGTTATGGCTTTGATGCCATGATTCTCGCCAGCGACAATATTCAAACAGGCAGGCGCATCAATAATCTGTATGTCCCCATCCTTAACAAAAACCACTTTCCCTTTAGCAAGAATTCCAAAGTGGGAATACTCATGCTTGTGCTGCATTAACATCTGACCAGAAGGAATGTGAGTTTCCTTTGCGTACAACCCATCGCTAAAGTGATGCGTAATCATTTTATACATCTAAACATATTTATGTTTTGATGATGAAATAAATGCCGAGATATGGCGAAATAGTTGTCGCTGCTGTACCAGAACCAACGGAAGCGTTAGTTATAGTTATTCCAGTAAAAGCAGGGCTAGTGCTAGTACTTTGAGTTACATTACCACTTGTATATTGTTGAGTGCCACTGCCACCCAACCCACCTGTCATCGCATGAGAGTGACCATTGTCTGTAAGAGTATTAGCATGGGTATGTGCTGGAAGGTTAGCAATTTGAAGAGTTGTTGTAGCTGACCCTCCAGTGTCTGCTGCCGAATAAGTAGTCCCTGCTCCAATAGGCATCCGATTACGGAAATCAGGCAAATTGAAGGTTGTTGACCCGTCACCAGAGCCAAAGGTTGTACTGTATATAGCAAATAATGCGGCATAGGTAGTCCGTGAAACGGCAGTACCATTACAAAGTAAGTATCCACTAGGGGCAGTAGCTGTCCCCCACATCTTTATCTCACCAGTTAATATAGCGCCTTGCACAAAGGCAGTGGTTGCTAATAACGTACTGCTAGTTCCATAACTTTGCGTGACTCCAGTAGTCCCAGTGGGAAGTGATGGAGTACCCGTAAACGTAGGACTCGCTAAGTCTGCCTTGGTTGCTACCGCGATAGCGATATTGGCAAACTCCGTATTGATCTCCGTACCCTTGACAATCTTCAGAGGATCGCCAGACGTAAGCGCATCCTTAGTGGCGAAATTCGTACTTTGTGTGTAATTTGTCATGTTTGCTTTCCATCCTTGAATTGTATTTCTATCCTCTGAATTGACAACGGAGAACCATTTATAGTTGATTCGTATCCAGTTTGGACAATTTTACCCGCGCCACTGGCTTGCGTGACTAGAGTTTGCAAAGCAACACCATCAGAATAGTTAGATACTACGGTGGGATGTATGTGTTGCATAGTGTGAGTTCCAGAACCAGAACTGCTTGTGTTTATTGCCGTTCCAGGTGAAGGAGTTAGAGACAAATTACAAGTGTTAGTAGATGCGTTGATAATATAGTAAGTGGTTAAAACACTAAATCCTGATGGCAGTGTTCCAGTTGTTGTAAGAGTAACTGTATTGTTGTTTACAAACTCAGACAAATCAACAGAAGTAATTACTGATGGGCTTGCATTAGTAATTGTTACCACTTGACCATCTGGATTGTCGTACTCAGCAATTCCGTATTCACTAACGCTTTGCGTTGGAATTGCGACATTGCTAGACAAATAGTTTGCCGTGAAATCAAAGGCCCACTTCATAGTGACAAACTGGTTAGACCCACCAATCACCACAGTCTTTAACTTCTTCAAAACAGAAGTGGCATTTTGAGCGCCTAAGTCAGAATGATTGGTGTAGTACATCAATCGGTAGGTTGAGGTGTAGTCCTGATAGTTCTCGTACTTACCCAAATAACCGTTCTTACCTATAACCAGGTCACCATTGCGCCGATATAGCAATGCGGTAGGTTCAATTGAATCCCAGACAGTTACCCTAAACGATCCATCCTGCAACTGCACTCGCGTATCAAAGCAATAGACTTGCTTGGTGGATGGCAGGGTAAGCAAGTAGAACGCTTCCTTCTCGGAATAGACTGATTTGACGTTAGCAAGTGTTTCGCTTGCAAGTGATGCCATCAAGTCATTGCGGACATTTTTGGATAGATCACCTAGTGGTGCTGACTTCTCAATGATGGTCCTGGCAAACGATCTAACGCCAGAATTAGACAGGAAAAGGATATCCTTGCCCGTGCTCTGGATAGTGTCCCTAGCGGTGCAGCCGATACCGCCAACAGCGTCAGTCAGTGACATTGTTGATGGTGTTGTTGCATTCGCGTACACCAAGATTTGACGTTTACCAAAGATGATTAACGAACCGTTGTGCGTTGCCAGGCCGGTGATCTCATCGGCTCCATTAGTCCAAACCCTGTCCACGTTCAAGGAGCCAGATGTTCCCGTTGACCATACATGACCAGACAACAGATCAGAAAAATAGACTGTGCTCTTTATGGATGCCGTATTAGCAACCCACAAACGTCCAAACGCTGAAATAGCGATATTGGCGCTAGGGACGGTAGCAACGTAACCAGTTTTCTCACTTACGCGCCTAAATGTCGTTGTGCTCACTGCTGGGTCATAGATCAATGGATCGTATCCCGTCTGGAAGAAGTAAGTGATGCCGTTAAGGGAGGCGCATGACCAATTGTTAGCGGTAATCGTAGGCGCAGTGCCTCCACCGCCATACGTTAACTCGGTAACCGTGTTGGTGCTGCTTAACTTGAATAACTTGTTGTTGCCGGAGAATAGAACAGTGATGGTTCCATCAGGTTGCACTAACTCATGGACAACTCCAACATCGTTAGCGCCAAGGTTCCCTGATGCTGCATTGATCCTAGACCATCCATTTCTTGCGCCAATGCGTCCGTACTGGTCAATGATGCAGTTAGTGGCAACCAAAGCAAACCCGCTAGACAAGTCCAGTGGAGAGTCTTGCGTGTTCAGCCCGTAGAAGCCTGGCGCTTGAACACTCGCAGTTTGCAATGCTTGGCTCATATCGCAACGAACTCCTGATTTTCGGGGTATCGAGTACCCTCTAGGGCAATGTAGTCAGACAGCATCGACTTGTAGAGTTGGTATGCCTCAGAGGACGATAGACCGCCATCCTCACCACGCTCAACCAATGCCCTGGCGTATGCGTTCTGTGCTACTAGGAAATCAGGAACCTTAATTGATGTTGCGTCAGATGACAATGTTGCCTGCGGAATGGTCAGGGAGAAGATAACTGTGTATACGCCATCAGGACGCGAATACAGGCTTACCTTAGTGTCTCCGTTAGAGTCGACACCATCAAATGCATAGTATTCTGGAATTCCAGTTGCAACTGGTACAAGGTTTTGAAATCGGTTCATCTGCACAAAACTGATGTTTTGCATTCCCACGTTTGACGTAGTATTGATGGCATCCATAACTTGGAACTTCTGACCAGCACCAGTAAGGCTGTAGCTGTAGGTATTTCCTACCGTTGTCAAAGTAATATTCTGTCCCAATACGTTCCAGCTAAACGCATCCTCAACCTGACGTTTTGCGTCATTGACAAACTTTCCAATCAAGGTTGAATAGGTAGTCTCGTTGTTGCTGGCTACGGTGGTTTCACGCAGCCGAATCAACACATCGTTAATCAGTTCGAGGTAGGTCATGATCGTGTTAATCCTTCTTCTTCAATGGTAACTACTACCGAAAAGGTAGATGCCGCCTCAGATTGTGCTTTAAGTACGTCACCTTCTTCCATCACAAAATATGATG